TTAAATAATGTTATCTTACGATAATGAGGTATTCCACCAAAATCATCTCTATGATATCCATTTTGCACCGCATCAAATCTATGATCAGGATCCATAGATGCTCTATAGTGCTTATTCTTATATTGTTCCCATGTTTCATCGAACTCAGTAAAACATTCAAAATCAAAATCTACTGAACAGTTCTTTTTAACATCTCTATAAAGTTTATTTACGTATTCATCACCGTAAAGACTTCCCCACTTTGCACAAATAATTTTATTTTTAGATTTTAAACCTAAACCTTTTCTAATATACTTAAACAATTACTGTGTCCTTAAGTTTAATGTCTTCACCAGCTAAATTTCTTATGATAGCATTGCTATTTTTATAGTACCAATCTACTTTATCTTCAGGAAAATAATTAAAAAAATCTTTTACACCGAATCTATACCAAACATAAGCATCTACTCTACGATACGTAAAAAACACTTCATCAGGATTTTTTGTTATAAGATCAGTTATAGGTTTTAGTTGACCTTTTTTCCAAGTTAGTATTGACGTGTTTATGGGTGTTATGTTTTGATTTTTATAATCATTAATTAGTGACCACTGATCAATATTATAATCATATTGAACCCAAGGTTTATCATATTCTAAATCTATAAAATATTTTAAATCACCATTTATCTTAACATCTATATCTAAGTACATAAAGATGTCATTTTTCTTTCCAATTTTCTGATCAAACCACGGAAGTATTTTTTTATATAAAGGCAGACCTGCTAAATCATATGTATGATGCCCACATGTCCATCTTTCCCCTTGGCAAACTCTTGGTTCGCCTTCACCTCTATAATATTTCTCACTATATTTTTTCCACTCATTATCTTGATCTCTTAGAACTGTTAAATTCCAAGGAACAGTGGTGTGTTTTTCTATATCTTTTTTTAAGCGATCTATGTATTTTTCACCATATAGATCACCCCATACATGAACAATAATTTGTAACATTACCACTTCACAATATAATAATTTTCATTCAAGTCTTCTACTATAGGATTAAAATGTTGCAGTTCTTCTACTAATTCTCTCTTTGTATATTTACTGTATGTTTCGCCAAAGCCATCCTCATACTCTTCATTATAAAATATAAAAAAGGCGTGACTAGCTTTGAATCTAATATAGTGTCCTAAAAGTCTATATAAACCAATGTAATTAGGTACACCAAACATACTTACTAATACATCACACTTGTCTTTTATCTCAAGCATACAATCTTGAAGTTTAAAATCGTATTCTGGAAATTTTTTACGAGCATTTTCTAGCATGCCTTCTGATATGTCATATCCTATAAAAAGACTAGGATCTGGTCTTCCTAATATTTCAATGTCTTGGCCTGATCCTACACCTAAAGAAATAATTTTTCCTGGAGAACGATTATTCATCCAGAACTCATAAGCATCTTGCTCATCTTTCATATAATGATTATTTTCCCAACCGCCGTGTACATATTTTTCTTCATACCATCTTGCAGCTTCATTATATTTTCTTTTTAAATTCTCACTCATTACCAACCTATGGCGCCATACTTTTCAACAGCTTCTTTTGTCATTTCATCTAATGTCATACTCTTTGGATTATTTAATTGTTCATAACCCCATTCTAATTCTTTACAGCCCATACACTCGTTACACGGTTCTGTTGCGTGTGTATTACAGGATATAGTATGATTATATATCCATTCAAATTCTCCACGTTTTCCTAGATCTAATACGTGATATTTTTCGAGGTGTTCAAATGGATTCTTTAAAAAGTTATCACTTGTTAACCACGGCCTCTTAGGTATACCTTTTTGAGTGTGATCAAACCTAGGCCAAAAATAAGGATGAGGTGACAATATGTTTCCACAATATAATTCTTCCACATCTGTATTATCTCTTATATCTTGAAAAGCCAAACACAATCTTGGGTAATGTGCTGACATGGGCCAATTCCATCTAGATTCTCCTACTATTTCTAGTTTTAAGTCTACATCTAGCTTTTCTAAAATATTTTTAATTAAAGGCTTTTCTGGATCTTCACTTGTTTGTACATTAAAAATTCTAATGTCAACAGCAGGAAAGTTATCCCATAATAGTTTAAATAAAGTAGTACTATCAACACCTGAAGATAATAATACTCCAATTTTTCTTTTCGGACTTATCTCAATAACTCTTTCATCCCAGGACGGACCAGTATGAAACTTCATAATTTATATCCTATCACCATGTATCTATTATTATAATTTATAACTTTCGTTTTGGCGTATATTATGTTCATTCTAGGCAAAGAAACTATAAATTCATTTATATCTGAATGTACATTTATATTTCCTCTGTACATTTTATTTGTTCCTTGAAATGCCATAAGTGTACCTCTTTTATATTTTTCAGTACACCAATCCATGTTATACATCAACTCACACGAAGTATTAATTACAACTTCAGACTTTCTAACAAACTCTCTATCTAAAACTACATCTAAACACACTTGATTAAATTCCATGTGTTCTTTTAAATGATATAAAGTTTTCCAGTTTACGTGCTTAACCGAAGGATCATAGTCATAAAAACAAACATCAGTAAAGTTAAGTTTTTGTAGTAGAATAGATTCGTAAAAACAAAATCCTGCTGCATACCAATTAACTATCTTTTTATCAGTATCTAGATTTATAAGTTCTTCACCAAGCCAATTCACTTTTTCAGCAACTTCTTGACTCAATGATTTATAGAAATCATCTTTTCTCCAAGGGTATTCGTTATCTATTGAATATAAAGAATCTACTAATGATTGATTAGCGCTAAAATTTTCTATTGCAAACATATCTTATTTTTCTCATTCATATTCATTCCAGCCAATGTGTGCACAATAGTCCAGCTTTGCAAATCTCCTTCTGAAACAACTATACCTTTATCAAAATGATTAAAAAAATTTCTATTATCATTATCATAACAATATGGGCCAAACCTGTGAAACAACCAGTTGTCGTTTATTCCATATTGAAAAAAAGCTTGCTCTGCAGTATTTCTTAATTGATTAATTATTTTTCTACACTGACCAGTTTTCCACACTACTACTGAGCTATTAAAATAAGGACAACTTCTTAAGTTGTATAGTCTATTCCATTTCATGTCTTTATAAAATTGATAGCTTTTAGCTATATAAGGCTTTTGCATATCTAAGTTAAAAAAGTATGCTAGATCTCCTGTTATGATTGTATCTAGATCTAGGTATAATATAACATCATCTTCATCAAAATAGTGCTCATCTTTTGACCACATTATATATTTTCTAAAATGAGCAAGTCCACCTGCATCTTCTCTGACGTACTTCTGTTGATCATGGTCAGTTATAGAAGATTCTGGATCTTGAGAACCTCTAAAAGTTTTGTCTTGTATTTGCTGAAATTTTTTGCAATCTTGACCAATATGGATATCTTCCATATTACAGAATTCAAAATCTACTGAACAGTTTCTTTTAACTTGTTCTTTAAGGGCGTTCTCATGTTCTAAAGTATATCTGTCGCCCCAGCGCATGTACACTATTCTATTCGTCATAATATAAACCTATTTTATAGCAAGCTTCAATAAGTAAAATAATTCCAATGCATCGTTACATTTCTTAATCTTTTTAATCTTACTTTCCGGCAGATTCATAATACCTCTTAACCTAAATATATCTGCTTTCACATGGAAAACAAAACCTGGATCATACCGCTTATCTAAAAATGTATAAAAATCAAAGTTAAAAGCATTTGCTTGCTCAATCACAACTTCCTTTTCAGGTTTTAAAGCTTCTCTCTTTGCAATTACTTCTTGGTTATGCTTCTTAATAGTAGACCGTTCAATGTCTTCTAAATCATATTCTTCAAGTAAATCATGAAGATCTTGATTTTCCCAATCGACTTCAAGGGCATAAGATATTACTTTATCGCCTTGACTGTATAAAATTTCTATGATAGTTTGTTGAGTATCAAAGAACTTGACACTCTTAATCTTATTACTAAAAATTGCCATTATATATTAAACTTTGCTAATCCTCAAGTAGTGTGTTTGATTTACAATTGGTCCACCAGCTGGAACTTCTTGATAATCATAACCTGCAAATTCATTTAATACTTCACCTTCTCTAGTAACAGCATTATCTGAATCCAATATAGTATCTATCATTGCAGTTCCGCGAGTATTTCCAGAGTCGTATGAGTATCTTAATTTGTTGTCTTGTAGATAAACAGCTGCCCATTTGATGTAGCATTTCATTAAATGATCGTTATCACTATCATTCATTTCTCTTAAATGCTCATCACTATCAATTAAAACAAAATTTTCATAGGTAGCTAAAGATTCTCTTCTTAACTTATGTAAGTAATAACTATTTACTATGATGAACTGATCACTATCTTCAGGTATAGGTCCTGAAGTAAAAGCATCTGCATCAGCTAATGTATCTACAAAAACTGGAATGTTTGAAACTAAGTCCGCATCAGGAACTAAGTTAGTGCTAGAAACAAAGTAAGTTCCAGCTTGGCCATCTGTTGTTATAGTTGAAGATGTCAAGCTGTTTATAACTGGTGTTATAAATGTATCTTCAAAATCAGAATCATTCATAGCTTGTACATGATTGCTATCTGTCATATACACTGGATATGCTCTATAATCAGAGTCTAAACACGGTGTTACGGAACTATCTATTGTTTGTTCTATTCTAGAATATGTAACTGTATGTATTGCAACTTCTGTGTTTGGCGCGCCTATCTCTGTAGCTCTTTTGGCAATACGACCAGCTAATAGTCTTTGATCAGTAAGATCTCCTAAGTTTCCACTAGAACCAACAACTGAAAGAGTTACAGACGGATCTGAACCCCACAAAGATATCATTCTTGCTTTGATTGCGTCAATCTCAGCATCTGACATCTCTTCTAGATTATTATCGCTGTTTATTTTAAGTGGTCTACGAACTGCCATAATGATTAACTCCCGGCAGAATCAAACCCAAAAACTTCTTTAACTACTGTACCTGCAGAATTTATAAGTTTTAATGATACCGTACGAACTTCAGTTCCGACAGCATTATTATAGACCCAGTTGATAGCTTCTACTAAATCAGAATCCTGATTTGAGGGAACAACTAAGTTATCTAAGTCGCCGACATTAGTAGAAAGTATATTAATCTTTTCTCTTTGAGCGTCAAATGTGTCGCTTAAGTCTACATAAATTTTTCTACCCATTAGATTTCCATCTTCTTAATTATTTGCTTCAACAGATCTTTCATTTCACCTACTTCATTTTTTAACTCATTAAATTCAATCTGTTGCTTTTTCCTTGCTTCTTTGTTTTTCCTTAATTGCTCAAAGTTAGTACCAACATTTAAAACTGCACCTGTTCTTTTATCTTTTACTAAGTTTGAATGTCCTTCAACACTAACATATTTCATTATACACCCAGAGCTATCACTCTTAAATCTTTTATAGTTGCAACTTTAGATGAGTTTGAAGATCTAAACACAATCTTAATTTGGAATGTATTGAATGCGTTTAAGCCTCCACCTTGGCCACCTATCAAATATCTATAATCTCTAAAGATATTTCTATTTTCATCACTTGGCACTTCTTCTTCTTTAGTCGCTAGTACCCAAGCTATATCGTTTATATCTTGCTCATCTGTAAGAGTTTTATAGTAAACTTGAAAATCGGCTGCAGAAGGCCTGTTAGCACCAATTAAAACTTTAAGTCCGACTGCGTCATTTACTAATGTCACTGGCTTAGTGATATGCTTAGACATATGAGAACCTTGATTCGCGTCTGTTTCAGCAATATAATCAATAGGAACATTAAATCCTGTAGCAGTTGCTGCAGCTTGTTTATCAACTCTATTATTTACAAGCGCCAGCGAGGCTCTCTGTAAATCTAGAACCGGCGAGACGTAAGGATTTGAAGTTGTCATATCTACATATAACTTAGCAGTTGATGTACCCAATGATGTTTCTTTAGCAGAGTTAGCAACTACTTTTGGTCTTGCAAAATAGTTTTCTTCTTTATTACTCAGATCACTTGTTGTTGCATCTTCTAAGTATGGAGTTTCTGATCCAGCGAATGATTTACCTGTATGGAACTTTCCTTTAAACTGTAAGCTCGTATTTTCTGGACTTATAGTTTGTACATATGGATACACTACATCAAACATAGCGTTTTCATTTGCTAAGATTGCTGTTCCTCCACCTGTACTTGTTGATGAAGCATTTGATGAATGATTAAACGCATAGCCAAATCCATCTACTTTTGTGATAGTATGAGTAGCATTGAATACTGATGCTGCCAATCCACCTATAGTTCCAGTCACACCAGATATTGTTACTTCATCACCTACTACAAATCCATGATCTTTATGAGCAACTTTTATTTCTGCAGAACTTGAAGTAGTTGATATTGCATTTGCATCTAAGAGCCTGTTGGCTAAAGTTCCGTTTGCTAAGTAAGCTTGACCATCAGTTACTGTATCAAAATCTGCTCTAAATAATTCAAATCGTAAATCTTCGTCTTGAGCAGGTGTCCAAGTAGCAGCGTTTTGTGACTTAAAGAATGAACCTAAGAAAGGCTGCTTAGTAATACGTTTTGATGTTGAATTAAGTATAAACTCACCCATCTTCGATGTATACACATTATAGTCAGTAGTATCAGCTAAAATAACTATAGCATATTCTGTGTTTGGACTTAAATAAATTGGCTCATCAAATTCAAAATCAGTTGCTACACTTGCATCAGCCGATGTTGACACTTGACTTGGATTTAAAACTTTAGTAGACCCTGGAATGATTTGATCAGAAGATGGTGATCCATTTACCATTGGTCGCAAGTGTACCCAAACCGGCATAGTATCTGATTTAGTTGAGAAATACAATCTTACTTTAGTTACAAATAAGCCATCATTTTCATGAACCATAAATGATTGTGCTAATGGATCAGTTCTTCGCGGCTGAGCAGGTGGTCTTGGCGGTTGAGGCCGGCGTGTAGAAACAATTGTTCTTTGTCTTGTTTCTAATGCACCTTCAGCTGAGTACACTGCAGTTGCTACAGTTGTTGAATCTGTAGGACTATAAGAAGTAATATCTAAAAGAGTAAATTCTCTTACACCACTTCTAAATCTTATTGCATTTGTGTTTGGTATAAAGAATGATCCTGATACTCTACCTTGTGCATCTGAAACTAAATTAGTTGATCCACTTGGGTGAGCTGTTGCATTGTTTTGTGAATTACCAAATTCAGTTCTACCTGAATTTATTCTTTGGAAAGTTTCGCTACGACACCATGATGAAACATCTACTTCATCAAAGTAAGGAATCAATCTAGTGTTAGGCCTTAAACCCCAAGCTTGAAAGTATACTTTTCGTGATCTCATAAATGGTATGACAGCAACATCAATAATTCTATCATCTACTACTTGACGAATAGTTTCATTTGTTACTGTTCTATTTACAGTTTCACCGTTAGCATCAACACCATTCCAGTTCCACTTTTGTGATTCTCTTAATAGTTCTTGGCGCGTATCTAATCTATTTCCACCTTGTATAACTCTATCTGCAGCTGTTACTGTGTCTCTCCACTCATCAGATGACGGTGATATCTCAACTGTTCCGTTAAATTGAAAAGCTGCAAATGGATTTACATTTTCTGTTCCAGAAACTTGATCTTGCAAGATGTATGACTCTTCATCATATTTGACGTATACATTATCACCTTTTATAATTGTATTTGTTGAAGCTGCAGAATCATAAACCAATCCAACGTTCTTTTCTACAAAAGCTGGATTTAATGTTTGTGCTTGAGGATTTATAGAAGCTCTATAATTATCAGCTCCTGTTGCTGAGTGAAAATGATCTACAAAGTTATCTACTAAGAAACCTGACTTAGTTCTATTATTTCCAGATGAGTCTAATACTTCTAAACTATTAGTATCTAGTTCTAATAAATTCAAGGCTGTAATTTCTTCTAGGTTATCAACTCTTTTTTCAATCTTACCAATATCGGCCATTGTATAGCCTTTAGTCTCAACAAATTGATATTCCATATCACTATCATTATCTGTGTATGGATTCATCTTAACTCTATAAAGTTCTAAAGCATTGTCTGGAACTTCTTTGAACTTAGGATCTAGTGAAGATATACCTTCAAGAACTGATATAATCCCTTGTTCATTTATTATAATTTTGTCAAACCTTGGAAGATAGTATGTAACATCAGCTGTCAGGACATCTGTCGGTTTCAACAATTCATTAACTCTTGCTGTAGAACCTGTAAAAGTTCCAGCTGAGTTAATAGTTGGTCGAAAATCGATGTGATCTCTTAGATCGATAACTGTTCCATCTTTTTGAGTATGAGTTGGAATATCAGCATACGAAGTACCTGAATATGAGTTAACGTTAAAGAAATCACCCGATACACTATGGAGGTAGTGGTTTATTTTGTATGCAACGCTGCCTGAAACTGATTGACCAGACTTAAGAACTAATCTACCTGTGTCGTAGTAAGCATCTTTTTGTCCGCCATCTAAATTAAATTTGTATGCAATGTCTGCTCCAGCTGCTGAATCAGCTCTTATATAGTCATAGCTTATAACATCTACTAAACCTAAGTCAACAAACTGTAATCCATTGCCATCTGAGTCTAATGTCTTAAGAGCTGTAGTATCATCTAAAGTCTTAGTTCTTTGACTAGCCTGGCCTTTATTGACGTATGCTAAAAATTCTAATTGTGTATTTGTAGGTGCACCTGTTATAGTTGCTGAAGTTGTACCAGCTCCTGTTATTGTAGGTGAAACTTGAGCACCTGAGGAATCAACTGCAACGATCCAATCAGATGTATTAGAAAATGTTTCGCCAATAGCAGATAGTGATAGACCAACTTGACCTGATGAATCAGTGGAAGCTAAAAATTTCCGTTGTACTTGGAATGAAATATCTGTTATATTAGAAGGTCGATCATTTGGTAACTTAAATATTAAAGAGTTTTTATCTGGCTCTTTAAGTACAGCAATACCATTTTCTAAAACTAATTGACCATTGTCTGTAGTTGACTTACCGATTGATCTTATATCTCTGATATAATAGCCATCATTCATTTCTATTTTAAACAAATAGATCTTATGTGTACCATCATTATTTGCGTCTACAGCTCTTACTCTAGCTGTACCTATGGTTGAACCAGATCCGTATGTAGCGTTATCTCTTAAATTTAACTGATCGTTTAATGCAAAGTTTGGTATACCTAAGAGATTATTTACTACTATGTAGTTACCATAATCTGCAGCAACAACTTCGTTTTCGATTGTAAGTGTATCTCTTGCTCTATTTACATCTAGTACAGTTTGGATATCTCTATGTGCTCTATAACCATTTACATATGCAGTACCTTCACTTACTTTAAGCTTTAGAATGCTTCCATCAGAATCATCTGAATCATATGATAGTTTAAATGGACGTACCAAATAATTACCAGATTCTTCTTTTGTTCTTAATGCTAATAAGTCGTTTATTTTTTCATACTGATCAAAACCTGTAACTGCTTCTAACACTTCTGAGTTTCTAATTTTTGCTAGATATACAAATGTGTCATCTGAATCTATTAAATCTTTAGTTGTCAGATCTAGTCTTATTCTAAATCTATCAGCACCAGCTGCTGTTGTGTTAGGGAGAACACCTGAATTATCGTATAAAGAAGCGTCATCATCAACTGTAACGATATCTTGTGTTACTTTAAAACCTACTTCAACTGTAACAGTAGGCGAGTATTTTGATAGGATAATTGACTGTGGATTTGACTGTACAAAAAATCCATTTACAAAATAGAATCCTTGGCCAACTGAAAATCTTACTGCTTGTCCAACTGCAGGATTTGAAGAAGTGTTAGTTGATTGAACTGTTAGAACTGTACCAGTGTTAACGCCAACAATATCTTCACCTGGTGTTAACCGAATAGGAGTAGTTGTAGTTGTTTGATTTAAAGTATTTGTATATGATACATAAAGTGTAGCCGGATCGCTACCAGAAACAGCTTGTTTCTCTATTACTTTTACTCTAACACCTGACGTTTGACCTAAAAATGTTTCAGAATCTATAGAGTTGTCTGTTGGCAATGTATAGGATGATGTATCTAACTTTACAAATTCGTATGAATCGTTTAAGGTAATCCCACCTGGAATTACAGTTGCACCTTCTTTAAAAATATTACGCCCGAATCGTTCAATTTGTTTTTGAATAATTGTTTGCAACTGTGTAAGTTCACGAGCTTGAAGAGCTTTACCATTGTTAAATAGTATCCTGTGAAAATTATCACTATCTGCGTAATCATCTCTATATCGAGTTTCAAAAATATTTTCGGTATACGTAATTGTCATTTTTTATCTACTCTTATAATTGAAGAATTATTTTTATATCTTCTGTTTGGTTAGACGTTCTTTCAACTGCTGTTCTATTATCGATGTATAGAACCTCACCTGAGAATGGATCCACTTCAGTACTATCTATTAGTTGTGCAATGATACCATTTCCTGTTCCGTCAGATTCAGTTAATGTTTCGCCTACTTGGAAAGCACCATAACCAGTCGAATCGTTTTGGTGATAGTAAATTATATCAGAATCTACTTCATCAACATAAGCTTTTACACCAGATGTACCACCAACAATTACATTATCATTGTTAAAGGCTAAAGTAATAGGTGACATTCTTATTTGTTTTAAAGCGTTTGCTGTTTCTGCAGTTAAGTCAGAATCTGATCCGTTACCTTTCTTAGGATTCTTAATAATTCCTATTTGACGAAAATCTTGTAAGACAATAAAGTCTTCTAAATTACCAGCTGTTTTTGTATGTAACATCAAACCATTAGCTTTTAGATCTGATCTCGCATCATGTCCTATTCCGTTATGATCTGATAAGACAGCTCTGGCTTCTGCACCTGAGCCTCCTCCACCTGTAATAGTTACATCTGCAAAATCAAAACCAAATGGATAATTTAAAGTTGAAGAATCATTGGCAAACTCAATCTTTCCAATTGAGCCTGTTGCTGAATCTACAAATGCTTCTACAGTAAAATCACTATCTGTGCTATTACCAGTTATTGTAACAGTTGGCTTATGAGTATAATTAGACCCGCCATTTGTAACAACTATTGAGGTAATCATTCCACCGATTGCTGTATCTTGAATTTCTTTATGTTTTATTTTTATGCCAGATGCATCTGAATCTAATTCTCCAGCGATATAACGAACTGGCATATAATTTGCTGATAAGAAGTAATTAGCTTCTAGAGCAGATATTGTATATAGAAACTTCCATACGTATCCATCTGCTGTTTCAAAAGCATGATTATTTGATCCAGTTGGTTCCACTGTTGAAGGAACAGTAGCACCGGCTGCATCTCTTCCAGTTCTTAGACAAATAAAGACGTGATGATTTTGATTTAAAACATAATAGTTTGGACTAGGATGACCAACTTGTGTATCGTCATATTGACTATAGGTTGTTCCAGTTGTCCAGTTTACACGTGCTACAGAGAAGGAAGTAGATAATATTTTCTTTACAGCTTGCAGACTTTGACGATAGTCTCGTATTTCTGCCATACTGTTTACAGGTGTTGGGGGAACGTCCGCACTATCCCAATACTCGGATCTACCTACTCCAATGTAGTACGTATCATTTGAATCGTTGATACCATCAATGATATCTTGAACGATACTCTTTTTAAAAAAATCGGTTATTACAGCTACCATATTATTTGTCCTTAAAATTGTTTATCACAATTTATTTTCTATTATTTATACTGTTAAGATCAACTTGGTGCATAATAATCGTAAGAAGATTTAGCTATGTCGTAAATTCTTCCATACGTATCATTAGCGCTGTCAATTGTTAGTAGTTTGAAATCTCTAATCTGATGATTAGGCTGCATCCTAACAGTAAATATTGTCTCGTTTGAATCTGCATCTCTATCAGTATATGATGAGTCAATGGCCAATAAATCTTCTAGTTGATACCAGATGTGTTGTAATCCGTGATCAGATTCACCAGTAACGTATTGTGTATGACCCATTGTTTGTATAATACTTGTGTCGTTATCAACTGTTAAATTAGCCAATAGGTTTACATTAGATTCTATTGTAACTTCACCTGCATCTGAATCTAATATAACATCTGGTGCAGATAAAGGGTTTGTTTGTGCAGTTAATATTAAGACTTCAGCTCCAAGATAAAAACCTGCTGGATGAACAAACCTACGATAAAGCTTTTCCCAAGTTGCAATTGATATAGGTGCTTTGACTAATACTGATAAAACTTGATACAACGCTCCATCTTGTAAAACATCTAAACTATCCAAACCTATTTCAGATTGACCGACAACAAACAAGTTGTTTTTCGGATATTCTATTTCTACATCATCTCTAAAGAAAGTTCTAAAGAATCTTTCTGCAGAAAACTTTGTACCTTTTACTCTGAAGAAATCTGCAAAATCTCTAATGACTTCTCTTGGAGATGTAAATTGGTTTTGTGAAACACCTAAACCTACTTCTTTAAACATCAAATCTAATTGTCTTAAAGTATTATCTTCCGCATCTCTAATAGTGTTTAAATCATTTATCAGATCACCGATGTTGGTATCACTATCTAAATTTTCATAGTAAGCATCTAAAAAAGTTATTAACGTAGGATACTCAGCAAGAAAATACTCAGGTAAAACCTCTTTTACCAAGCTTCTTTTCATCGATATTGGTAATCGATTGAGATCCTTTAGTGTTTGCATTACAATGTTACTTCCGTATTCTGATCATCAGTAAGAGCAATTGACTTTGTTTTACCATTATCTAGTTTTAGGATATAGTTTCTTAAAGGCCGAACTACTGCTTGATTCTGAGGTGTAACAGTAAACTTAATAAATGTGTTTCCACTTTGAACTGATGTGGCTGCAAAATCATCAAGGCTTACTATTCCTTTTAAAGCGTTATATGATCCAATGTTATTTGTTACTATTTCACCATTAGCTGCATTTACTAATTCTAATTGATACGTGTTTAGTTTATTTCTAACAAATACTAAAACACTATTCTTATCATAAAAGTTTTCTGATTTAACAATATAATTTCTATCATCAGGTATAGCAAGTGGAACTGGATAGTTTAAATCATAAGCTATTGATGCTTGTCCGAATGTAGGAGACAATCTCATTTGTACTGCAACATCCATTTTAGATGATAGGATAGCATTATCTAATTCATCGATGTCTGCTAATAATTGAGAACGCCTGAATACTTTTTCAAATGAGTTTAAGTTATCATCAAAATAATTAACCATCAAGTTTCTAACTCGTGTTTCCATATTTCCTGCAGTTAAACCTGTTAGATCAGGATCATAGTTAAATGATGTTGTAAGTTCTAAGAACACATCTTCAGGATCAACAAACTCAGATGTAACTGAAGTAACAGCTAAAGGATCTATTAATTGAGTTTGAATCTGATTTTGTACTGTGGCTTTAGCAGCTGCAGTTGTAGAATCAGGAAACTGCAAACTAATATAAACTTTTCCGTAATCTATTGGAACATGCTCATCTCCACTCCAACACTTTACGCCTGTGACTGAAGAATAATTAGATCTAATATGCGACTCATAATCTAATGGTGTAACTAATCTTTGCTGAGATGCAAAAGCTATAGGCGCTTCTTGGCGTATAGATTCAATTGATTGTTTCTCTGCCCCACCTAAAGATTTAGAAAGAGTTGTTACTGTTTGTGAATAGTCCGTACCGTTAACATCAATAGCTTCAGTTGTAGTAAAACCTGATCCACCATTTGCTGCAGCACCAGTAGCTCTAATGTATCTTACTTGAATTTTACTTCCTACAGTTGGAGCTTTACCATATACAACACCATCTCCAAATGTCAATTCAAATTGACCGTTAGGTGCTTCTCTCATTCTGTAATATGTAGAATTAGCATTAACAGTTATAGCTTCTGACATTCTAGTATATTCAGTGAATGAACTTGAAGTAGTTGAATCATATACGAAAACTTTTGCAGTTGAAGTGTCAATGTTTTCATCAGGAATAACATAAACCTGATAATCATCTGCTACACCTACATAAAAAGTTTTAGTTACAACTTCTCCTTCATATGCAAGTATCTCTTCTTCTCCGTCATCATTCTTAAAAGTATATAACCCAGCTCCATTATCTGTAGCTTCATAATTATCTTTCGTATAAAAGTTATATTGCACATTATCTATTGTAGTAGTAAACGTGGAATTTTCTGGTAGAGTAATCTTTGTTGGCTTTGGTGTAGCCGAAGATAGATCTACAGAAACTTTAAGAGAAACTTGTGAAGCTGTTTTTGATCTAATATTTAAACTAAGCGTATCTGCATGAGTTACAACAGAACTTCTGAGCTGAGCTGTATTTAAAAAAGCTTCATTTAAAGCAAAGTTTGCAGTTAAAGCATTGAAGTGAGTATTATATGCTAAAACATCTAAAATATTAGATAAACCAGATGCTTCAAAATCGTAGTCAGCAAATTCTGTTTGATCAGCTAGATAAGTTTTTAACTTGTTTTTAATACCGTCAAAATCAAGCTGTGTGGATGTAATGTTTGTGGCCATGTTATCTTAACCTTGATATTGATGTTTCTAAAATTACGATTTCTTCAGTGTTAACAACTTGAAACTGTAATGAAACAGTAACTACGTTTCTATCTGGACTTGCGTTCACTATTATTTCGAGAACTTTAGCTCTAGGCTCATAAAACTCAATAGCATTTTCAATCACTTCTTTTATTTCTTCTGAAGCATCATCATTAGCTAATTCAAATAAGAGACCAGAAATGTTTCCACCAAAAAAAGGTTGGAATGGTTTTTCATAAAAATTTGTCATAATTAAATTTTTAATCGATTGCTTGACAGCTGCAGCGTGCTGCTTCTTATAAACATCACCAGATGTTTTAACACCGAAAGACAAGTCAATATCTTTATAGTCTACAGATCGTGCAGACAATAAACTTTTGACACTTAAGTCTTTATCTTCAGCTGCAAAGGCTTTTCTTACCATCTCAAACTCTTTTTACTTTATTTATACCAGTTCCACCAAGGCTTCATCACTCTGGATCTTTTCATTGTAATATGTAGTAAGCTTACGATCGAATAAAGCACTATAGTTTTCTGGAATTGTTGGAACGATAACCACTAATTGAGCTCGTTTTTCATCAGCTCTAGGATCAAAGTTATCGTATCTTAATGATAGTTCTTGATATTGGAATGAATCTTTTACAAACTCTGCAAACTCAAACAATTTATCAAATGATTCTTTACCAGTTGAGTTTTGGTACAACTCATAAACTACCGCTCTACCTGTTTTTCTGTAATCTAAGACGCTGTCTGGTGTGATTGTCTCTGCAGAGTAAGGTTTATATAACCCTTCAGCGATCACTAGACTAAAACCATTGAAGCCAGATAATTTATCAAAGGTAGAAATTATATTTGCTTGCAAAGATAAGTTTCTTGCAATTTGTTTTTTCTCTTCCAAAGTTTCTATATGATTTAGATTGGTATCACCTAAGAATCTAGCTAGTTTTATATTTCTATCTAAATTTGTTTTAGATGTAATCTCAGTTAAATTATTAGGATTATATGTTGGATCAACTGTAACTTGAAAGATACCTGCTTTTAATAATCCAGGCGACTGTTGATATTTTCTTTTGTCGTAATCAGTATCTGGTCCAATTAGAGTTTTACCTATATTTGTGGTAGTAAGTGTGGTGACTACTCTTGCTACTGCTCCTGGAGATGTGGCTGCATAAGAAGAAGAAAGATTTCCTGCTGCTATTTGACTAGCAGTAAAATCTATGTTATTAAAATGAGCTGGATTTTTCATACGAGCTCTTACATCTTTTATATTTAAATCTCTATCAGAAACACTTCCATTATCAGTTGATAAGTCTATGGATTTACGTATTCCATCGTCTTCGTCAACACTAACTTTTCTAACACCTCTATCAGATTTATCTAAGTAATCTGTTACAAGCGCAGATGTCGGAAGTTGAGTAGCAGTCGTATCTCTTACAGTTGAATCTATTACAGGACCAGGTACACCTCCTGTTGATTTACCACTGGCAACAGCAGCTTTCTTTGAAAAGTTAGCCGTACCATTTAAGCTTCCATGAAAAGTTGTAGCATACACTGAACTGGCACCCATCGTCTCAGCGTGGACTGTTTTCTGTGTAAACATATTTTTATTGTACATAATTACATTTTCACCGCCAATAGTTCCAGCATTACCAAAAGCTGAAAGGTTCTGTGCTGCAATGTTTATGTTATTACCAGATATATCCATATCTGTCTCACCAGTAAAACTTATTGCTTCTTTGTGATTATAATCTGCAGATCCGTGTACTAATTGTTTGTAAGTTCCTTTTACTATATTACTAAAACTGTCTAAAGTAATTTGAAGAGTTTTTCCTAGTCTTATAGATTGGTAGATACCTGTTACAGTTTCTCTTACATTTCCTACAATTTTCTTATTTAATGAACCAAAGATTGTTCCAATCACAGATCCTTTTACATTAAAAAGAAAATTACCACCAACTGTCATGTTTAAATCACCGGTTACATTTAAATCTAAATTGCCATAATATGTAAGCTTACCATCGCCGCCTACTGTTAAATGATAATCAGCTCCAACAACTTGTACAGTATCTGTTTTAGAAGATGTGACTATAGTTCCATCAGGCCTGATATCAAAACCGGCTCCAGTGTTATGTTTGATAAGTATTCTTTCTCCACCAGGTGTATCATTTAATTCTATAATATGACCAGAAGGTGTTTCATCTAT